ATGAGACCTAAAAAGAAAAAGACGTTCATTCACGGACAGAACGCATCTACGATTAGAACCGACAAGGACGGCAAAACGTTCGTTTGGCATGCTGGCGATGACGGAACTTACGCAAGCGCATCAGATGAGAAGTGGAGCAAGATCCCAGGTGCTAAAAAGATTTACGGAACGGAAAAGCAACTCAAAAGAAAATCGGAAGCAAAAAGGAACCGCACATTGACTGACGACTACATGCACAAAGTGAAGAAGGGTAAAGACGGTAGCATGAAGTTTGCCAAAAACAATGCTAGAATGAGAGTATCTTCTGCGTTAAGGTCCGCTCTAAATAGATAATCATAAAATCGTAGTCATGAGGCCAGTTAGAAAAGACCCCCCTCCTTATTCGAGCAAGAGATTCTATTCTGATAGCTACCGAGAAAAAGTTTGGAATAGAGCCATGAATCCTCTTAGAGGTAAGAAGTGGGACGACGAGTTTTGGAGGATGCAGACAGAACAGCTCGCTAATAAGTACTCTCGACAAGGCGACTTGGGTACAGTATCCCCACATGGATATATCGCTTATGATAAAGAAGATCAAAAAGAAGCTAACAGGCTTTTCAGAAGGTACCATAAGATGAAGAAGCGTGCGGATCGAGCAAATCCAGGAGGGTATAGAAATAAAAGGGCGCGAGCAAAACAATACTTGGCTGCTGAAAAGTTCGACAAAAGACACCTTGGAGCTAGAGCAAAAGACCATAAAATAGATTTTGCTGCGGATCTTCTTAAGAACGACCCACGGTTTAAAGACTTACAGCAACCAGCACCAAGGTTCTAAACAATGCGGGTCTTAAAGTCAAGCGGAGATCCTATAAGACCAGTAAAGAAACAGCCTAGTAGCTCTGACGACGCTGATTTTTTGCAGCGTTGGATGAAATCCGACGACTATAAGCGCTCTACTGGGGGTCGGGCTATGCTGTCCACTGATTATGGTATTGAAACGCTACCAGAATACGAAAGGATTGGCTTTGCAGCCGATGATTTAAGGTATGTAGATGCAATTGAAGGTCGTCCAGACCTAGGAGGTGTAAGTAGACCTACGCCTGAAGCTTCTTTTATAGACTTAAGACAGCCAGTAAGAAGTACTGAAGTGATGAGCGAGTACCCACAGATCGCTACTCACGAGCTTTCCCATACAACTGGAGAGCCAGTAACCTTAACGAACGAACTTGGATTAGTTGACAGATCTACTAAAGTGGATTCTAGGTTTTTACCATCTGATCGCCTCCCAGTAAGGTACATATCGTACCTAAATCCAGAAACAGGAGAGATAATAGAGGAACCTGAGTACGTTTTTGATTCTGGTAAGGGTTTTGAAAACGTAAGACCAGAAATTGCAGACGTTTTATTAGGGAAGCATCGATTAGACTTTGAATACTCACCTAAAAAGCCAGGTGAGGTTCAAACCTTCTATGATTACTTAAACCAACCCACTGAAATTAGCGCCAGACTGAGGAACATAACAAAGAGCATGCAGGATGCTGGCCTTAAAGACAAAAACGACTACGAAAAAGGGTATACGTTGACCTTTGATGACGTCCTTTATGCAAATGATGAGATGGGGGACACTCAGGCTTTTGATTTGTTGGTTGCTATAGGGCTATATAAGTACGACAAGCAGTATGGAGAGTGGCTCTACGACGAAGACAGGGAGGCGGAAGCAAGGGAGTTATTTAATACGTATATTAGCGGAAAATTATAAAAACAAAATGAACCCCATTAAGCGACTCCAAAAAGGCATTAAGCGCCACGAAAAGCGTGAGGAGCGTTATGGGAAAATTTTGAAGGATCATGAGGATCTAAAATACGCTACATTCGATAAAATACAGTCAGGAGAAGCGGGGGAAAAGGAAATAAAGAAAGTAAACCGAAAACTCAAGAGAAAAAGGAACAGAATGGGGCGTATTGATAGGAGGGATCTAAAAGCCGCTAACCGATTGAATAAAAAGTACGGAGTATAATGCCACGAATTAGAAAGACAGCTAGAAAACTTGCTAGAAACGCTGCTAAAAAGCGTAAAGCAGTCGCTCGCAACCTTATGCGTCACGAAGATGACAGAGCTAAGGCTGCTGGTAAGGCCGCAATGAAGTCAGCTAGAGCATATCAAAAAGAAGTAAAAGAAAACTATATCGCTACCAGGAAGAAAATCCAGGAAGATTATAAAAAGGTAAAAAAATAATCATTATGTTAAGAAGAAGAAGAAGATCTACTAGCAGGCCTTCAAGAATGGAGTCCATTGATAGACAAGGCCCTACTCTTATTAGGCACAATTACGGCTACAAAGACACCCATCCTGGGGGTTATAGCCCAATCACACGGTTTGATGCAGACAGATCAGACAACCCACAGCCCAAAGCAAATAGAATCATTCGACAGGCGAACCAAAGAGAGGTTGATTATATGAAAGGGGATCTTAGGTACGAGCAAGGCGGATCCATGGATATGCCATTACCAGAGAGCATCCGAGGAGATAAAATGTTTCAGAATTCTAAGTACATAGGTAAACTTGGTGACCAGTTCGATGGTGATGCGGACAGCGGTTACGCTGCTGGTGATCTTCGCTTTTTTAGCTTTTATGATGATGGTTTCTTTGTGGTAGATAAAGACAATAACGTCTGGAGCACTGATAAGTGGTACATGAAGGAAGGGGACGAGGATCAAGAGTATTCAATGGACGACTACGTAAAGGATAACCTGGGTGCGGAGAAGTTCATGATAGAAGGGAAATCGTATGTCGGCTTACCTGAAAAGAAAATGGCTCGTGAAGCTACAGGCGGTATGGGTGCATCAGCCACTGAAGACCTCTTGGAGAGATTGGGACAATACAAGCGTAACGCTTACGGTAATAAGTACGAGCAAGGCGGTGAGGTGAAAGGCAATGGATATTCAATCAAGATTCCTGGGCAGTACGCTTACGAGCCAATCGCTACAACTGAAAGCGGGGAGCAGTACGTAACGATGGAGCTCCCTGACGGAACCATGGCAACAGTTTTTGGAGACTGGGAGACATACGGAAACCCAAACCAACAAGGTTACATTGAGGATCTTGACTATAGAATCATCCCAAGAGGTGACGGATCTTACGATCTTGACGCAGGAGAGATGGAGTCTGAAATGCTCAGAGACGAAGCTAGAGGATTTGCAAGAGACACTCAGGGAGGACCTGGGGCTACTAGAATGCAAGATCTTCTTGAGAAGCTTTCTGATCGACCAGGAATGGGATTCACTCCAGAGGGTAGAATGCGACCGATCAAGCGCCGTTAATTGGGTAGTAAGAACTACTTCAACCCAAGGATAAAGCGAATTAAACCGTCTCTTGTCAATAAAAGGCATGAGGCAAAAAATAAATTAAATGATCTTAAGAATAGGAAAAAGCGGCCCTGAAGTCGCTCAAGTTCAAGCGTTTTTAGGCATTGCTGTAGACGGCGTATTTGGACCTCAAACACATGCTGCTGTATGTAAGTGGCAGCGAGCTAATGATTTAATTCCAGACGGTATCGTAGGGCCACGAACATGGGAGGCTATGGATCTGGTGTCTACAGACGACTCTGAAAAGTCATACGTCACGAGCAATGGGCTTGTAGTAAACAAGAACTTTATGCCTGGTCATGAATACTGTCAGGGACCAGTAAAACCAGAGTGGGTGTTTTTACACCATACGGCTGGGTGGAACAACCCGTTCAGAACAATCAACAACTGGGCTAAAGACACTAGAGGAAGAATAGCAACAGAATTTGTTCTAGGAGGACAGTCTATCAAAGGAAACGACGACAAGTATGACGGTGTTTTAGTACAGGCATTCCCTCAAGGTAACTGGGGTTATCACTTGGGAAAGAACGGTTCGTTTGAGATGCACAAGAAGTCTGTCGGTATCGAGGTAAATAACTTCGGGTATATCAAAAACGGTAAGACGTATGCTGGGACCATTCCAGATCCTTCTCAAATCGTTACATTAAAAAAGAAGTTCCGAGGGTATAAAGACTGGCATCGTTATTCTGACGCTCAGATCGAGACCCTTAGACTGTGGATCTTGTGGATTGCAGAGCGAGACAATATCGATGTACGTGCTGGACTTCCTGCTCTCATCAAAGAAAAAGGAGCAGACGCTTTTGAGTGGAACGAAGATGCTTACTACGGTAAAGTAAAAGGTTTGTGGACACACACGAACGTCAGGAAAGACAAGTCTGATATGTTCCCACAAGAGGAGCTCATGGATATGTTAGTATCACTGTAATGGCAAAGCAAGTAAACAATTACGCTCCAACTCGAAACAAGGTTAATCGACCTGGGGTACACTCGAAGACAAAGACGTCCCAGAGCAAAAACAGCAAAAACTACAAAAAGGCTTATCGTGGGCAGGGGAGATAAAAAGTCTGTTTGTTTTTTCATGGTGTACTATAAACGTCCTGAACTGACAAGGATGTCTTTTTGGCACATGGCTAAGGTTATAAAAAAATTTACCGAGGCTGGTCATGAATGCTGCGGCATTGTAATAGGCAACGAGCCAGAACAAGCTGAGTATTGCGAAAGCCTTGGGTTGGAGCACCTAGAGCACGGAAACGCTGATCTTTCTAAGAAGTTTGAGTTTGCTTGGCGCGAAGCGATGAAAAAAGAAACCAGCTATATATGCTGGCTTGGGAGTAATAACGTAAACTCAGATGAGTTTTGGGACAAAGCATTAGAAAAAATAAACGGACAAGCCGTAGTTTCTTTTGGAACTAAGAACTTCACGATTGTCGATATAAACAAAGAGAATCAGAAGACCATGGCTTGGACCAGAAGAAGGTTTCATTTGTGTTCTTGCGGTCAGTTCTTCTACAGGTACACGCTAAACAAGACTGTAGACTTTTCTACTGTATTTCAAAAGACCAAGAATAAAGAAGGTCGTACCGACTTTGATGGTAGCATGAATCACACTCTCGTAGGAAGATGGGGAGAAGAGTGTTTTGAGCCGCTAGAGTCCGACCCGCTAGACTGTATTGACGTTAAGTCAGACGTCGATATTCATCCTTTTAAAAGATACGAAACTGGAAGGTATCCTCAACACTACACGAGAAATGAGATCTTCGAGAAGTTCGAAGAGTTGAAGATGCTGGAGGATGGCTACTTTAAATAATTGTAGAAACGCTGCACCGCTAGCCTACCTTTCTGCGACAGCGCATATCGAACTCTGTAATTGTATTTTGTTTCATCACGGAACAAATGATCCTCTAGAGTTTGAGACGGTGTAAGCTTATCAAAGTGCTTATAAAAATACCCAGAAGCAACCAGTGGGTATACCATTCTGTCTGCTAGGTTGCTTTTATTCATGCCGTAGTTCTCTGCTAACCACGAAATAGTAAAGAACTCCAGGTCGTAGACGAATAAAAGTAAGTACAGGTACGACTTTGTTAAGTCTGGGGTTGATTCTAAAAAGTCGTTTGTAGCGCCCCTCAAATTCTTTAGGTGGTTTTGCTTTACGTACTTGTCTGGAAGAACTGAAAAGTCTCGAAACAACCTTGTCTTTCTAACGGTGGACTTAGGCATAACTATTATGTTGTATCTTTGAGATAAACAAATTTACATCATGAACCCTAAAGACACCCTCTTCTTCGCCGAAATGTACTCACTCGTCAAGAAGATGGAGGAGGTTATCGACGAATTCGAAATGAAAGATCGAGTTTTAGCATCCATTGTCGTAGGAGTCATTGACTTAGACGAAATTGAATACGGAGATAATTCCGCAGAGATGAAGACCATGTACAGCTTCAATCTTCAGAACAGAGAAGAGCTGAACGCTGTAAAAGAGGTCATGGATAACGCCTATGTTGATGAGGATGACGACATTGATCTATCTGATCTTTTGGGTGATTTAGGAATATCCTTAAACTAATGGAAGGACTTATTAGAAAAATTGTCGTTGGGAAGGAACCCAAGGACGGCATGGCATATTACGTTGGTATGCGAGCTGGAAAAGGCGAAGTTTCAGCTATTTTAGAAGATGACAGATATCTTCATAAATTTGGCAAGAAAAGGTACTTGGTTTACATTGAAAGCGATGAAGGAACACTTCTCTGGAAGAGCATCGATGAAATGCCATGCATGCTAGAATTTGATTTAAATTTTTAATCAATGAAAACATTTAACCTGTTTGTCGTAAAAATCGACAAGCTGATTAATGATAAAATCACCACGGAAAGTGGATTAGAGTTATACATAGACAACAAATACAATGAGTTTAAAAACAGAACAACCGAAGCGCCCGTCGTGGCTGTCCCGTTTAAGTACGACACGGGTGTGGAAGTGGATGACACACTTTATTTCCATCATCTTGTTGTTATTAACGACGGTCAGCCTCTTACTGGCGAGGATAATCACTACCTTGTACGCTACGATCCTGATCATACCATTAATAACCAGGCTATTGCTTACAAGTCTGCAAAGACTGGCGAAATACATCCGTTGGCGGGCTGGGCGCTTCTCGAAGGAGTGGAAGAAGACGAAGAAGAGCAGTCTGGTGTTATCGAAGTTGTCAGACTTAAAGATAGCCCTGTCACGAAAGGCATGGTTGCTTTTGCGCCGCCTTGGGTGGAGCAGCTAGGTCTTAAGCCTGGAGATGTAGTTGGGTTTAGAAAGAATATGGATTACCGTATCAATATTGACGGTAAGGAGTATTATCGCGTCCGCGCAGAAGACCTGATGTATGTCGAAGTCTAAGTTTACTACTATTAGCGCTGCTGAGCGCCTTATGCAAAGCATGGAGGTGGCTATCAACAACATGATCGAAGAGGTTAAGAAGCCTGTCGATCCTGAAGCTGGTGGATCTGCTCGAAAAGCTGAACTTCAGTCCATTAAACAGACTGCTATCGACTGCAAAGAACTACTGGTAGAGCGCCAGAGACTAGAACAAATGGTTAAAGACCTCAAAGACAATGGAGAAATCGAACAAGAAAAAGACTACTCAGGTGGATTCGCAGAAAGGTTCTCAAAGTAACGCTAGCGGCCTCATCTATTGGGACGACTACAACTTTGATAATCAGACAGATACGGCTGGTTACTTAAAGGAAGACTTTAACATTATCTACGATGCTCCAGCAAGACGGAACACTAACTAGTTACCCTTCTTCAATAGATTATTACAGCGATGAATGGACTCATGAATGGAGTAGTGGTGTGGATGGCACCGCACATTTTAACCCATGTAACACACCTAACCCACCGTGGTGGTGCGAAGAAAACGAGCCAGTCCCGATCGAACCGAACATTTTAATAATTGTTGGAATGTTCACATATGGAGTCTTACTTTTGAAGAAATGCACCCGTAGCTCAGTTGGATAGAGCATCTGCCTTCTAAGCAGACGGTCACAGGTTCGAATCCTGTCGGGTGTACGAATTAAATTAAACAACATGCCAGACTTACATTGTCCAGAATGCGGTAAGGAACGCTTTGAGCGATCGCTTACTATGAAAGTAAAAGACGGGAAAACCTACTATGTCGAAGGGCGCTGCGAATGCGGAGCTCAAATGGAACTCACTAACCCAAAAACTGGTGTTGCATCTTTGGGAAAAATGGGTAGATTTGGAAGAAGTTATTGATGTCCAATTTAATAGACATAGAAGGATATGAAACTAAGGGGATTAAGATCGACCCTAACCGTACAGAAGGAGAAGTCATCGAACTCCATGGGCTACTCGTGGTACTCCCAAAGAAACCACCCAGATCGCAGATTCTCTTCCATGACTTACCAAAGTCAATGCAGCTGTGGAAGAGGATACCTATGCCAGAGGAATTGCAGCGGATACGCAGTATGGATGAGTGGCTCGAAAAGCCTGCCGAGTTTCGGAAAAAGTTTCATTCTTACATCGAACAAGAGTTTCAGCGTAGGCGTGACGGTGTTTGGTTTTACAATAATGGGGAACCTACGTATATTACAGGGCGACACTATATGTTTCTACAATGGTCTAAAATTGATATCGGATATCCATCATACCTCGCTTTCCAAAAGGAAATCTTTCTCCACATGGCTGCTTGCGAAGCTGATCCCCGTTGTTTCGGTCAGCTTTATACTAAGTGTCGTCGTTCTGGCTACACTAATATATGCTCTGCTGTCCTTGTGGACGAAGCTAGTCAAGTTAAAGAGAAGCTTCTGGGTATTCAGTCAAAGACTGGTAAGGACTCCCAGGAAAACATTTTCATGAAGAAGGTGGTTTCGATATTTCGCAGCTACCCATTTTTCTTCAAGCCAATTCAGGATGGTACTACGAATCCCCGCATGGAGCTCGCTTTCAGAGAACCTTCGAAGAGAATTACTAAGAAGAACAAAACCTCGAACAGAGGAGACGCTCTCAACACAGTTGTAAATTGGAAGAACACTACGAATAACGCATATGACGGGGAGAAGCTACACATGCTGTATCTGGACGAGGCTGGAAAATGGGAAAAGCCAGCAGACATCCGTGAGGCATGGAGAATTGAAAGAACCTGTCTTATTGTAGGTAAAAGGGTTGTTGGGAAAGCTCTAGTTGGCAGCACCGTCAACCCAATGGACAAAGGCGGTAAAGAATATAGAGACCTATGGGCTGATTCAGACCCGAATGAAAGAAACAACAATGGGAGGACTAGATCTGGATTGTATAGGATTTTTATTCCAGCTTACGATGCGCTTGAAGGGTTCTTTGACAAGCACGGAAACCCAGTAGTTGATGACCCAGAGAAAGAGCTTATTGGCGTAGACGGCGACTTTGTTGATCAAGGGAGTAAAAAATATCTTAAAAACGAAAGGCATTCATTTAAGGACGACCCTTCAGAGCTAAACGAGATTATTAGGCAATTTCCGTTCACTGAAGACGAAGCATTCAGGGACAGCATCGAGGGAAGCTTGTTTAACATTGGTAAGATTTACCAGCAAATTGAGCATAACGACAGCCTATACCCTAATCCAATAGTTCAGGGCAATTTTGTATGGAGGACAAAAGACGAAGAGGTCGTTTTTTCTCCAGATCCAAACGGAAGGTTTCGCGTTGCCTGGCTTCCGCCTGACCATCTAAGAAATAAAAAGGCCGACGAGAGAGGAAAGAGAGTAGCTCCAAACGGACATATTGGAGTTGGAGGCGTTGACTCATATGACCTAGATGCAACTGTTGACGGGAGAGGATCCAAGGGTGCGCTGCATCTTTACAACAAATTCAATATGGACGCTCCTCCAAATACATTTGTTGTTGAGTACGCTTCACGTCCAGATCTAGCAAGCATATTCTACGAAGACGTATTAATGTGCGCTTTTTTCTATGGGTATCCGATACTTATAGAGAATAACAAATACGGGATTGCAAGATACTTTGAGTCAAGAGGCTATGATGGCTACTTGATGGATAGACCATCTCACCTTAAAAACAATAGCTCCAGCTCTAACGTAAAAACAAAAGGCATTCCGTCTAATTCTCAAGATGTGATTCAGGCTCATGCTCATGCGATTGAAGCTTATATTCACGATCACGTTGGCGTAAACTTAGAAGATGGGTCGATGGGTAAAATGCTATTTAACAGAACTTTAGAGGACTGGATTGGATACAAGATAGACAAGCGAACTAAGTTTGACTTGACGATTAGCTCGGGATTAGCGCTGCTTGCAGCGCAAAAAGAAAAGAAAGAAAAGAAGAAAACAGACTTTTCCGATAAGAAATTTTTTAGGACTCACAAGCCAAAAGCCTGGCACTTGTAGTTTTACTATATTTGCAATGAGTTAAAATGACTCTACTTATTGCAGATGTATAGTAACAATAAAAAATCTTCTAACTTTCCTGACCCTTTGGCTTCTTCTGAGGAAAAGCAAGGAAAAGGATATGGACTTAAATATGCTAAGTCTATATATCAGCAGTGGGGAAAGATAGATCAGCAAGATTCTATTTACGGTAATAGAAAAAAAACTTTCGAGAAAAACCGTAGATACGCAAATGGCACACAAGACACGGCAATCTATAGGTCGCTTCTTACTTCTCTGGATCCTAATAACGGGGATGGAAGTATGCTTAATCTGGATTTCACACCAGTTCCTATCCTTCCTAAATTCGTTAGGATCGTAGTAAACAAGATCCTTTCTTTAAATCCGTATCCAAACCTAGAAGCGGTTGATCCACTTTCTTCTTCTGAAAAAGACACCGATCGGAGAAAGATAGAGATGCTGATAGCAGCTAAAAACCAGCTAAAAAAGATAGAGGACAAGACAGGCGTTGTTATTGGAATGGATTCAAACGCTATCCCTGATACGCTGGAAGAGGTTGAAATATTTATTGGAAACAATATTAAGTCTTCTTCTGAGATTGCAGCTCAGATTGCCACCAATCTTACGCTTGATTGGAACGACTTTAACGAAGGTGTTTTGCGCAGATGCGTAAACGACTTAGCGGTTTTAGGACTTTCAGTTGTAAAGCGAGATAATGACCCGCAGCACGGTATAAAGACGAGCTACGTAGATCCAATTAATTTCGTACACAGCTTTACTGAGGATCCAAACTTTAGCGATTTAGTTTATGCTGGACATGTAAAACACGTTCCTATTCAGGAACTTAAGCGCATGGCTGGCGATCAGTTTTCAGAAGAAGACTACAAGCTTATTGCTCAAAAAGCTCAAAAAAAATACGGGTACGATGCGTCTAAGCTTAGCCAGTCTTCTTACGACAGGGTAAATAACGTTAGTAGTTTTGGTTATGACGAGTACATGATCGAGGTGCTGGACTTTGAGTTTATATCTGTCGATTGTGAGTACTTTGAGTCTAAAGAAAGCAGATATGGTAATGTAGGGTTTTACTCTAAAGGAGAGAGCTACAAAGCGCCTAAAAACTCTGTATTCAACAGAGAGGTTTCAAAATTAGAAAACGCCTCTGTATACGGAGGATGCTACGTTTTAGGTACTGACTTTTTGTTTAATTACGGGAAGAAGAATAACATCCCGAAGAATATTCACGACATCTCTCGAACCAATCTTTCGTATTCTGTCTGCGCTACCAACCTGCTAGACATGATGCCTAAGTCTATGGTAGACAGTTGTATTGGGTTTGCGGATCAACTTCAGTTAACTCACCTTAAGATCCAGCAAGCTGTAGCAAAAGCAAAGCCAGACGGAATCATTATCGACATCGAAGGTTTAGAAAACGTCCAGCTTGGCAAAGGCGGGGAGCTTCAGCCTTTGGACTTGCATGATATTTACGAGCAAACGGGCGTCTTCTATTATAGGAGTAAAAACCCAGACGGAGGATTCCAGAATCCGCCCATCAGAGAGATTGGCAATAGCATCAGAAACATCAACGAGCTGATTGGGCTGTACAATCACTATCTCAAAATGATTCGTGATGCAACAGGAATTAATGAGGTTATGGACGCTACTTCTCCAAAAGGAGATGCGTTGGTCGGGGTGAGACAGCAGGCTTTAGCTGCTGCAAACAATGCTATTTATGACATTACGAACGCTTCTATGGTTCTTTACAAGAAGGTCTGTAGTGATGTTGTGAAATGCATTCAGGTCATCCATCCTGATTCTGTTCTCTATCAGATATATGAAAACGCAATCGGAAAAGAAAACATGAATGTGTTGAGTTCTTTCAGAAACTTAGCCATGTATAATTTCGGAGTGCGTGTAGTCAAGGAGATGGAGGAATCAGAGCGACAGTACCTGGAACAGAACATCCAAATTGCCCTTGGTCAGAAAGAAATCGACTTAGAAGATGCTATTGCTATTCGTCAGCTAAAAGACGTAAATCAAGCAGAACGGCTCCTCATAGTAAGAAGGAAAAAGAGAATAGCTCAAGCGCAACAAATGGCTCAGCAGAATTCTCAGCAACAAGCTCAGATTCAACAGCAATCTGCTCAGGCCGCTTCTGAAGCAAGACAACAAGAGCTTCAAATGCAAGCTCAGCTAAAAGCCCAGGAGATGCAACTCAAGGCTCAGCTAGAGGCTCAGCTAGAGGAAGTAAAACACGGCTTTAACAAAGAGATCGAAATGATCAAAGCTCAAGCTATTTCGAATAAAGTTGAATCAGAAACCTCTTTTAAGCAGGCTATTGAGACAATGAAGGATGACCGAAAAGATGAAAGAGTTAAAAAGCAAGCTGTTGAGCAAAGTAAACTTATTTCTCAAAGACAGGGACAGAGAGGAGAGTTAGAAGGAGAAGAATCAGGCCCTGGAGACATAATATCAGAAATCTTAGGATAATAAAATGGCACAAACAATAAATTTAGATACCGCCCAAAGGGTAGATATCGTTTGCAGAAAAGGAGACACATTTGACCTGTCTTTAACTCTTAAGGACTCGTCAAATGCAAACTCAATAGTCAATGAAGACGACTCTTTTAAGATGGAGGTGAGGGTCTCTGATGATTCTAACACTGCTTACGGGGCTGGGGCTGGAGATAGTAATAGCAATATCATACTCAGCACCTTAGATGAAGCGACTGGCGCCACTAAAGAAATAACTGTTAAAGACTCTAGCGGTGAAAATTTACCCATCTCTCCTGCGTCAGATGCCGTTATTGAAGACGGTATTGTAAGATTTTCTGTTACATCTGCGATAATGGCTACTAGACCTGCTGGATTGTATGTATACGACATTGAAATGACAGACGCTTCAGACGATGATAAAGTCACTACCTTAATTTACGGCACTTTTAAAATCAATGAAGACGTAAGTGTATAATGGCAACGAATGTAACCGTATCTTCTGGTGATAACCCTCATGTTATCACTGTTTCTCAAGGCGGTAACACGATTGCTGTTTCCTCTGAGGCAAGCACGGCTGTAGTTTCTATACCGCAGGTCCAAAACAATGTTTCTGTTTCAGCTTTCGCTTCTTCTGGACCTCAAGGTCCTGCTGGTGCGGACGGAGCTGACGGTCAAGGTGTAGTTGCTGGGGGTGATCAATATCAGGTTCTTGCAAAAGCCTCAGACACAGATTACGACACCGAGTGGGTCAATGTCGCGGTCACTCAGCGCGTTAAGAATGTTTCTGGAGGTGAACTTGCAAAAGGAACTCCCGTCCATGCTGTCACCGAGGCATCACCTCAAGGTCAGCTCGCTTATGTTATTGCGGCTCGTGCAGACACTGCCTCTGCTATGCCTGCCACCTTTGTTCTTAATGAAACTCTCGCTGATGAGGCCGAAGGTCAGGCAATCGTTGTTGGGTATCTCACTGGGGTAGATACTAGTTCTTTTTCTGAAGGAGATGTAGTATACGTTGGGGAGACGGGTGGGTATACTAATGTAAAGCCCACTGGAACAAACCTCATCCAAAACCTTGGTGTTGTCATTAAGTCTCACGAGAGTAGCGGAAGTGGCATTGTTTACGGATCTGGTAGAACGAACGACGTTCCGAACCTTCCAGAAGGGAAAGTCTTTATAGGCTCTTCTACCAACACCACCGAGTCTGCCTACACATTTCCTACGTCGGACGGAACAAATGGTCAGGCGTTAGTAACTGACGGAAGCGGAGCTTTGTCGTTTGGAGACGTAGATGCTGTTTTAGCCTCTTCTATTACGATATCAAATACAGACGCTGCGTTCTCCCACATGGATACGCCCATCGCGTCTGGCACGTCACTTGAAGCTGTTCTTAGAGACATGCTTGAGAAGTACAATATAACCACGATAACCCTGAGCGCTGTTAAAGCCGCTTATCAGAATAC